GTTTGAGGGCCCGGCTTCATAGTCCCGGCCATCAACATACCCGGTCATGACGACGTCATTGCCAAGTGAGATCTGGCACGGATACCCGGGCAAGATATCGATCTTCGAAAGACCCGCGGTGCCGGGATATTTCTCCGTTCCCAACAGAGAGAACGAAGATGGCACTTGCTCGATGCTGCGCGTGATCCGCACGCCTTCCCAGCCCTGCCAGGAGATATTACCGACAATGATGGACACGGCGTTTGATGACGGGGCGGTTTTTGAGACCGCCCCGGCCGCGCCGCCGATGCTGGCGCCCCCGGTGAATGCACTCATCGAATCCTACCTGCGGCGCGCGCCCTACGCTCCCAGAGGAGCAGGTCGTCAATGGTCAGGTCGTCAATGGCTGGGGGTTCCCAGCCCAAGGCGATAGCCAGGTCTACTGCTCGCTCGACCCAGAATTGGGCGCCACCGGCACCTCCGGCACCTTCACCTCCGGCGCCTTCTCCTCTGGCAAAAAACTCGTGACAAAATCCATACCTTCAAAGAAGACGTCCGCGGGAAGAAGGTCTATCACCTCCTCCTCGAGGCCCGCGCTGCGTGCCAGCAACGCTTCGCCGAATTGAAGCTGGGTCTCCTGGTTCTGGATATGACGCAACTTTGCAAGAGCCTGACGAAACTGCCCGATGGTCGGTGCCTTAAACGTAATTTCGTCGTAAAGAATGCTTTTATGATCGATCGGCGGATCGATTTTGAAAGTCTTTTCGCGATCGCTGCTCACGATACGGGGCTCTCCGTGACGGTGCCCATGAAGGTCACATTGAAGGTGCCTTCCTGCGTGGCGACGGCCGAGCATTCGGAGCAGAACATGCCATCGCCGGATATCGTCTTGCCGCTGATCAGCGCCAGCTTCACCGAAGATGACCTTTTCGCTTTGATGGCGGCAACGGTGAGATTGCCAGCATCGCGGATCTGACCACCGATGCTGCCGTATTTCGGCATTTCGGTGAAGCCTTGCGGGCCGCTCTGGCCGATCAGTGGTTCACGCGTCACGTTGGTGGCATCATAGTTGCCGTCGCCCGCGAGATCGTAGACCTCGCCATCGATTTCCATCGTGGCTATGCCCGCGCGCGCCGTCGGCGTGCCTGTGCCGGCACCATAGACATTTTGGCTTCCGCTCATGCGAAATGCTCCGATTTACGGGAGGCGACGCGCCGGGGCGTCAGGATTTGGTGAAGAAGGCAAGCGTCGAGACGACGCGCAGCTGGTTGGCGAGATCCCAGGGCAGCATCAGCTTGACCAACCCATTGCCCGCGTTCTGGGCCTGCGCGGTCGCCGCGAAAGTCGCGTAATTCTGTGCCAGCCCATTTGTGCAATAGGTCTGATAGCGCGCGATGGCGCTCTGCAAGATCAACTGCGCGGTCACCATATTGCTGCCTGCCGGGATCAAGGTCCCATTGGCGACGAGCTTCTTCCGGCCATAGGTGTTTGCCAAGAAGGTCCGCATGTCCCTCATCAGGAACATCAGAGTGAACATCGTCTCGACGTCCAGATAGCTGTCATCCGGCACCCCAGCAGCGTCGACCTGATAGGTCGTGATGAGGCGACCGATCGTGACTTGGCCGAAGTCATTGACGGAGATGGTGGAGATGCCGTCGTACAGCAGCGAATTCATCGCGCTGATATCGAACCGGCTGGAATTCGGGGGCGCCGGCATATTCAGCGCAAGCGTCTGTAGCGGCAGAGCCGGGTCGGCCCGAAGGCTGACCGCCGAGGCGCCAGCAAGGTCAGCCACGACGCGATACATCGGCCAGGGCGTGTCATAGACGCCCAAGATGGCCTCGTGCTGGTCGTTGACCGTGCCGCCGAGCGTGACGAGGGTGGAGAGATTGCCGCGCACAGCATAAAAAGCATGCCCGTAGATCTGCTGCTGCCAGCTCCACCGCCCGGTCTGATCTTGGAGTACGGATAGGATCGAGGCGCGCGAGGTTGGATCACTGAACGCGCTGATGATCCAATCAAAGGTCTTCGTGCCGAGGTTGCCAAGCGCTGTCGTCAGCGTCGGGTTGGCAACGCCACCGGAGAACGCTGTGATGGTGGTGCCGACGCCGGCGGGTGTTGTTTGGCCAGCTACCGTGCCACCATAGTTCAGACGGACGTCAATATCAGATCCAGCGACAGTCTTATCGACGGCGGTCAGCGTGACGGTGCCTGTCGCGGCTACCGCAGTGACCGGGAAATTGACCAGGGCATTGATTGCCGCAGCGACATTGGTGCCAATGACGGTCGCGGTGTCTCCGGAGCTGACCGCAACGGGGACGAGTTGCCCCGCAATGTAAAGCGAAAGGGTGCCAGCGGCTGTGGCCGGCCCGGTGAAGGCAATCGAGCCGGTCGAAGCCGAGCCGGAGGGCTCCGCGATTGGCAATACCCAAAGCTCGCCAAAGCTGTCCTGATTGAAGTAGTCCTGGACCATCTGGGCGGCGATCGACGCAGCGCCATACTTGGCCTGAGCATCGGACGGGCCGGCGGAGATCTGAGGGACATCCGGCGTCGCCGTGCCAGTGCTCAGCATGGGCGCAATGATGAGCGCTCGCTGGTTCTGCTGGCTTGCGCCGCCCTGAGGCTGCGGGGTGAAGTAGAAACCAGGAACACGATTACTGTCCGGATAGCCCGGGATCTCGATGGAAGCGCTCATGCGAAGCAGGCTCCGTAAAATGAAAACGGCGCCCTGAGGCGCCGGGAAGCTGGCCGAGCCGGCCGGTGGTTATCGCGACGCGTCAGGCGGTCGGCTGATGCTCGGCGGGGCTCGGGCCGGGCTGCTCCACCGCTTCCGGCGGGTGGACATCCGCTGCCTTCTCGGCGGCTTCCGGAGGCGCCGCTGCCGGCACTTCCGCGGGCTTTGCAGCGGCGGTCGCACGTTTTGCGGCGATTGCGGCTGCATCAGCTGCCTGCTCATCCGGCGTTTTCTCGGAGACGTCGCCGTGCGCCAGGCGCTGCAGCCAAAACGGGTCCAGGGTCACTTCGAGCCCTTCGGCTGGAATGCGTCGCTTCGTCCTGGGATCGCGGAGGCCTTCGCCACCCTTCACGGGGTAGATTTTCATAAGGATGTGTCCTGCGGAATGGTGATGTCTATGCTGCCGAAGCTGCCCTCGGGTGGATTTACTTGGACCTCGGTCAGCGGCGCCGATGGCGCCACCCAGCCGTCATTCAGGCCGGTAATGAGCACGTCGATCTCGAATATGAAGGCCCAGAAAAAGCGAGCCCGATCAAATTCGCGCAGCTCGCCCCCGGCATAGCGCAGGCCGAGAGATGAGTGATCCACGAATGGATTTTCGGCCTGATATAACGGCGCGTCGGCGGTAGAATCTGGGCGCCAGCCGAGAATCGCCTTAAAGATGGCACTCTTATAGATATCCAGCTGCTCGGCTGACGACTGACCTCGTCGATCGGCTCGATTATCGAGCGAAATGACCACTTCGAAGCGTTCTGTGATCGTCTGACGCAGGCCGTTCTGTTGCTGGTAAGGGCTCGCAGATTCCTCGGTCGGCATCACATAGGCGGCCGGCTGAGGAAGCCAGGTCTGGTCAGAAATCCCCTCGGCGAATTTGCCAGCGCCGGCGACGTTTCCGCCGAAGATTGGAGCGAGAGCCTTGAGCTGCAGGATGATGGCCTGAAGGTTCAAAGCTTTGCCCTCTGCATTCGGATTCCGGCAACTGCAGCGGCCTCTATCCGGCCGGTGAGAGCGCCCTGGCGAGCGGCAAGCGCAGTTGCGAGAGACGGCCGCGGCTTTAGGACGCGCGAACCTACGACGCCGCGCTTGTTTCGGCGCCCTTTGACGCCAGCCTTCCCAGACCCGACCCCGCCCACCGCGCCGGCGGAAAGGAACAGGGCGTAGAAAGCGCCTTCCCGCACCGCGACACCTTCGCCGCTTTTGAACGGACGAACCTTGATCGATTTCAGAAGGGTACCCGTCACGCTGACCGGCGCCTGGCCTGGGCCAGACGCAGTGTAGCGCCCGCGCTTGTAGCCCCCGCGGTATCCAGACGAGCCGCCGGAGCCATAATAGACCTTGCCGCCGCCCGCGCTTTTGCGGATCAGCTGCTTGGTTGCCGCAGCGACTTCATTACCGGCGACACGTAGCGTCTGTTTGAGGATCTTCTTGTCATAGACAAGAGCTACCGCTGGTACCGTCACTCTCAGGCTCGGCATCAGCTTTCGTAACCCTCCAGCTCACATGCCAGCAGCGTGAAGCGCTTCCTGCCGCCAAGCTCTTTCCATCGACGAACGCGGAACCGCTCAACCCGCGCAGATCCGTCACGGCGCAGGGTCATTCTACCGACGACCGCGATATTCGGGATCGCGTCGATCCAGCGGATAAAGATGCGGTGCGTGATCGGGGAATCCGTCTGCATTCCACTCCAGAAGGTCAGATCACCGACCGCTTGAACGTCGGCGCGGACCAGGATGGAGTCTGTGGGAATTTCGTCGATGCCCGTCCCGTTCGTCTGGGCCGCTTGAATCCGGTTCATGAGGTAGACCGGCCAGCGGAGGCGGCGAATCTCGACGTCTGAAGCCTCAGCCATTAGTGTAGCCCGGGCTTCCGAAGTAGACGACGCGATAGGGCGTCAAGAGATCGTAAAACCCCCGCGGCATGTCAGCGCTCGTATCGCCGCGATTCTCGTAATACGAGGTCATTCCGAGCATGATCGCGTGCTGGATAGGCAAAGGAACGTCGGATGCCCCACCATATCCCGCGACATACTGCACTTGGACGTGAAGCAGCCGACTCGGGGTCGAAAGCCAGTGCAGCTTGATCCGTCCGGGATCGGTCGTCAGATCGGCTGTATAATCCTGATCGGCGACGAGTTCTGTCGAATTGCCATCACGATCCGTTACCGTCACGCTCTCGATCGACTGTGCCGGGGATCGGGGCAGTTCAAACGGCTTGTTCATGATCTGAGGAGACGACAGGATCAACGGCAAGATCATTAGCGGGATCGGCAGTAAGGGCATTGAGCCGTTAGGCGGCGTCTCGCTCATCGTCCAGATCAGAGTTTGAGTGACGAGCGCGCGACCGAGGTAGTTTTCCGCCGCCTGGCGCGCGCTGGTCAGATAAAAAGCGATGAGGTCGTCATCGTCCGTGAAATCAACGCGAGCGTGTTTGCGCGCGAGGCAAACGGTTACCGGCTCAGCCGCAGGCGGCACGGCCACTCTTAGAGATGAATACACCGCTGCGGTCTAAGAGGTCATACGCCGCGGCTGCTGGCAGGCTGCCGGCGCCCCGAATCGTCAGCCGAAATCCGCGCCGATTTGGACAGCATCTCATCCTCAGCCTTGCGCTGAGCGGCGATGGTCGCCGGATCGACCGCGGCCGCCTTCGCCCGCACGACCTGCGCCGCGCCGGCATCAACGTAACGCTTCGCGATGTTGGGCGGCAGGCCCGCTTCCTCTCCCACCAGATATGGGGGGAGAGTGCGGGTGAACTGAACGACGGTCACCTCAGCCATATCAGTAGACTCCCGGCGGCACTTCGTCGATGCCGCTCAGGACGGCGCTCACCATGAACTTCGCCGTATCGGTGCTGGTCGCGGACAGGTCGGGAGTGAAGTCAAATCGCACGTAGCGGCGAGCCTTCTTGATGTCGGTCATGAAAGCCACGACACCACGTTGGGTGGAGCCGCCCGTGCCGCCGGTATCGACGACGCCCGCCGCCGGCCAGGTCGGGGGTACTGGGCCGGCCGCACCGGTGATGTCGTAGATGGTCGCCCAGGTCGTGCCGTCGGCGCTATCCTCGATCTTCGCCGCCGTGATCGACAGCGTGGCGGCGGCGGCGAGAACTGCCTCGTAGCTGACGAGAAACATTGCGCCGAAAGGGGACACGTTCTGAATCGTTCCCTTGGCGCCGTTCGGCGTGATGCTCAGCCGGTCGATTGTCAGGCCGGTCACAAGCGTGGCGTCGCCCGAGCCGCCGGCCGTGGCGGCCACATAGGCGGAAGCGGCAACGGACAGCGTGATGCTGTCCAGGTTCTTGCCGGTGATGAGAGGATTGGACACGGGCCTACGCCCTCCTTTTCAAAGTGTGAGCGTCAGATCAGCTGATGGCCGGGGCGTAGCGGACGCCGGTGATGATTGCGATTGCCTCATCATGGCGCATATGGAAATCATGCTCCGCGATCGCACGGATCAGCGTCTGATCGCTTTGGAACACACTCACCAGGTTGTTGTTCGCGTCGGTGTAGGTGCCCTCGCGGGAGACAGCGAGCTCCAGGCGCATGCTGTCGAACAGCATCGCTTCCTTCATCGCCACCAGGTAGATCTCGGAGCAGTCCGAGTTCCCACCCACGGTCAAATTGATCGGGATCTGCGTCGTAGTCTTGAAGGGAACGCCCAGCAGAGTCTTCATCTGGGTCATTTCTTCGCGGTAGACGTAGAACCCGTTGCTGTTCTGCACATTCAGCAGATAGTTTTTGGTCCGCGGGGCCATGATCCAGACCAGGCCTTCGCCATCCAGGGGAATGTTCGCGCTTTCGATCTTGTTCAGCGCGCCGCCGAGCTCCTGCGCAGCGGTCGTCAGCGTGTAGGCCGCGGTCGATGCGATCGTCTGCGACGCGAGCGCGAAGGTCTTGAACCCCTTCGGGCTGTCTTGAGTGCCGTCGCCGCGGATGAACGCAAGATCCTCGCGGCGTGCGATAACCTTGGCGAGATCGTCTCGAACCAGGGCATCAACGCCCGGGTCGCTGTAGCGCATAAGGTCGTTGGTGATCGGGGTGAGAGCGGTCAACTTCTTGTAGGTGGCCACGATCTGGCCGGTGGACTGCTGACTGACCGGAATGGCCGTGGTCTCGCCGCCGTAGGTCGCCGTGGCAGCTTGGGTCTGGCGGGGCATCTGCATGGTGCCACGCGGCATTTCGATCATGCGGGGCCCGCTGTCGCGCACTACCGTCATTGGGCGCAGCACTTCAATCAGCTCCGCGACATAGTCGGGGGGCACGAGGAAGCCGCCGGAGGGGCCGACGCTTGCCATCAGGGCGCGGGTCTTGCTGTCGCCGTAGAGCGCTTCGGTGACCGGATGACGCTCTCCCATGATCTCCGCGGCGTAGGTGCGGGCGTTGATGATTGAGCCGCCGCCTGCCGCCATCATGCGGGCAATGCCACCGATGACCAGCGACGGATCGGTGGAGTGGTCCTTCTTGCGCGCAATGGCAGGGGACCGGAAACGCTTGATGCCGCCTGGAGCAGAGCGGCCCTCGTCACCCGTCTCTTCTCCGACTGGGATGGCCTCGCCGGCTTCGTAGCCGAGGGCTGTCTCCGCACGGGTGAGACGATCCTCATGATCCTGCAACTGGGTCTCGTGCTCACCGATGCTGTCGGTCAGCGCATCCAGGCGGGTCCGGTCCGCTTCGGGCAGCTCCTCGCCATCGGCGAGTTCACGTTCGCGCTTCACAAGGGCGACATATTCGCGCTTCAGGGCTTTCAGGGCATCGAAGGCAACGGCCCGCGCGCGGCGCAGGTCGGCAACACTCACTCGCGTGGCCATTTGGGGAAGGCTCCATATTTGGGGAACAGCAGCGGCCGGATGGCCAGAAGAGCCTTGCCCAAGGGCGGGTAGGGGCGCCGTTAGCGGCTATGCCGCAGACGACAATTCTTTCTCGTAAAGCGCTGCCATGCGGCGGCGCGCCACCACGGAGGCTTTGGCGCGCATAACCACAGGGGCAGCAGCGGTAACCGCGGCGGCGACAGGCGGTCGGGCTCGGCGCAAGCCGATGCGGAACCGCGCAACCGCCGGCGATGCCGATTGCGTCACGATCTCGACTTCCTCGGGCGTCTCGGCGTCGATATCCGGGCCGCCGAGAAGCTCATTCACCTCTTCGGCAGTCATGGAGATCAAGCACTCGCCAAGGGCCTTCATGGCCTCGCCGAGCTGCGCAGGAACGGTGCTGCCGTCCTGCTCGATGCCGGCTTCCCATTCCGTATTGGATTTCAGCCAACCCAGTTCGGCCAGAAGGCAGGCGAAGCTGCTGACCTCATAGAGGCCGCGCTTGATCAAGCCGCGCTTCATGGTCTCGATGCGCGGATCGGGTTGTTTCTTTTCGGTCATGCGGGTCCGAACCTCTTGAAGGGCGCGCTCCGTAATCAGCGCATCAGGAACGGCCGGGATGCTGACGAAGCTGAATTCCTGCAATTCGCAGGCGGTGATG